AATGGTCGCAGGATTTGTCCCGATTGAATACGGAATGTCGCTTGCTTTCTTCGCAATGTGTGGTATGATCTGGAAGTGCAAGGTGGATCTCATGGGCAATGTTCGCCTCTGGGAGAACCCGAAGCAGTATCGAGAACGTATGGATACTCGAATTCTCCGTGGAAGATTTGAAGAAGAGAAGTGATATATATGGTGTCCCCTTACAATAGAGACACCACACATGTTAAAACGACTCCTGCTTTCTCGCCGTCGTAGGTTATATCTGAAGCGGTTTCGCCGCAACCCAAACTACTTCACTAATTTATCTGGAAGGTATCAGGACTGGGGCCGACCACGGCCCCTACCCTAACGAATAATATGAACTGTCTTGATTGTAACAATGAAATTTCTCCCGCTCGGCTCGAAGCACTGCCCGACACAGAATATTGTGTCGATTGTGCTGATAAAAATTCTACCCCCACGATCGCCCGCGTGATCTACAGTCACAAGTGCGACAGTGAACTCTTTATCGCAAAGGGTAAGGAGAATGTTCGTCGTCTGGATCGTGAGTGGGCGCGGGCACGGTAATATATACTTTAAAGGATATTCATCATGAAAGAAGAACTAAAGATTGCAACAAAAGTTTCTGTGCGTCCCTCTGAACTCCATCGATATGGTTTGTTTGCTACAGACAATATCGAAAAGGGAGAGGTGATCGAGGAGACGATGTTCATCCGAACAACCCAACGTGCTAAGGATGAAAACAGAGATCCTGCGTTGTATCATTACTCTTACGGTATCAATTGCAGTTGTGATAAGTGTAAGAAAGAGGGAATCAACTTTGCGATTCCATTCGGTTATTGTCAATACACCAACCACTCCGTAGAACCAAACGCTGGTCTAGTCCATGATTATCAGGAAGGACTAACCTCCCTCGTTTCACTTCGTCCTATTGAAAAGGACGAGGAAATTCTTATGAACTATGGTGCTGGTTTCCAAGAGTGGCTAGACAAGATGCACGAAATCCAAAGCCAGATGAAACTAGAAAACTCGCAGCAGACTGAAAAGTTTGAAGAGGGACCAATCAAATTCCGTGCTAGGGAAATCCCAACACAAGAACCCACGCCGCGTGGTATCAAGGAAATGGTTGATCAGGCGAATGAACTAAACGACGAAGAGTGATTAGGCGGGTATAATTGGGGTGTCATCAGTCTCGGTGTCGCTGTCGGTTCTTGGTTTCTTTCCGAGAACGTCACAAGGTTGAGGAACGCCTTTACAGATGTAGAAAGCATTTCCACAGTCGGCGCAAACCCCTGTAACCTTTTTACATATTCCTGCTTGAACATTACAGTCCATGTAATCAGGAACCTGTCCATCTGTCCAGAAGTAGTTTGCTCCTCCTGTTGGATCTGGGAGTCCACGATAGTTAGAGTGACCAATCTGTCTACAGATCAAGTCTGCTTTTCGTTCGCATTCTCTTGATAGTGGATTTGTTGTGTTTCCACAGAAACATGAATTGAATTTTGCATTTCCCCATCCACCTTCAAATCTACCACGCATTCTTGCTTGGTCGCAATAACTGTCTTCTTCTCTTCCGTTATATGCTGGGACTGCACCGCCTGGAACTCTATCTCTTCTTCGATTCCATATAGCCCATGCAGTGCATTTTTGGCATTGATCGTTATTGCACTCACCCTCTGCATAGACAAGACACTTACAACAATTCATGTCTCTATCTAACCACTTTCTGAATTCAGCACCGCCTTGCGGCGTTGGCATAGGTCCGTAGATGGGCGGCTCGCAGTCTGTTCCTCCAGATGTTGTATAAACAACAGCAGCGGCTGGCTGTCTTTCTATGGGATTGTCTTGTGTATCTTCTGACTTGTAAATAGATACAATAATTTGCGTGTCGGTTAGATCTTCTTTTACAACTTCCTCATCGACCTCAAGTATCTCAAATCCGTTTTCGTTGTACATGTTGACAACGGTAAATTTCTTGTTGTTATTCTTTGTTTTTTTGAATTCTAAAACACTACCACGCCTAATTCCGAGGTGTTCTAGTGACTGAGAAGATAGAAGGTTTATGATTCTTTTAACTGGTGTGGAGGTTTCGTTCTTTTGAGTTTTGGTCCACTGTGGTAGATCGATAAAGTAATCACCATTGAACTGAACGGCAGTTGTCGTGGTGATTGGTGTTTCTTTAATTGCAACTATGGTTTTACTTGTTACATCAACCTTAGATAGTGTATAGGTATCAGCAAAGTCAGTCTTTGGGATTCCTGTTACATCGTTAATGAAATTACATGTGGTTGTAACTGCACCAGCCAAGCCAAGTGTTGATCCACAACAAGTCGCTCCAGAACACCCAGTAACACCAGCGGCACATGTAGTGCCTTCTTGCAAACCACGAAAGAATCCATCGAAGATCGAAGCCTGCTCAGAACCTTTGATTGATGAATAATCAAAGATTGCAGTTTGTCGATCCTCCTTTACAACGACATCAGGTCTAACAGAAAATCTAGTCTTCTTTTCGTTGAGAAGAAAGTCCGTATTGGATGTAGCAAAGTACAATCCATATAGGGTAGCAGTATTCTCACGAATCAAAGCAACTTCTTTATTTGAAGTTCTTGATTTTTGTTTCGATCTAGATCTTTTAATCATTTCACGATCCTATTGCATGAACTGTTGATGCTCTAGAAGTAGCCGTTCTTAGATAAATCTGAGACGAGTCTGATATACTGATGAAGATTTCTTCACCTGGCTCTAGTGGATATCCATTAGTTGACGAATTCTGTAGGCTCGTTGTTCCTACGAATACCTGTCCTACATTATTCTGTGATGCCTTGATTGTTACACCGTTTTGTAATGTTCTAGACTTAAGTGGTTTTCCATTACCAGTGACTGATATGGTTTCCACGAACATGGTTGAAGGTGGGACAACTTGGTTTACACTTGTCTTTACAAACTTCTCTGTTCCGACTGTGGTTACAGAATCTGCAACTGAACTTAGAGATGTGTTTGCGGTATCAACCTTTCCACTAACCGTAGTTACAGTGGAGTTTAGAGTGGCAATCTTACTATCCACGTTAGTCACTGACGTTGCGGTGTTTAGTGTGTTAGTTGCCACAGTTCCCACCACGGTAACTTCATCTGTGGAAGTTAGGTTGCGAATGTCAAGATCACTGGCAGAAACGATAACCGAATCTCCTGCCCCTTCTCCATTGACTTTCACTGGGACCATATTGACCTTACCTTCAACTGCCATTGTGGTTCCTGATGTGTTAGACACACCGATGTTGCTTGCCACGTTGACTGAGAACGTAATTCCACTAGTGTTTGTGAAGTTCACATTCAGAGCGTCCCCAGAGACCCCTAGACGGGTTCCTGCTGCGTAGAGATCGACTGGGAGGGTCGTACCTCCAGATGAGTTGTAGACTGCTACAGAGTCCGTTCCTGCTGCGAGATCGCGGATGTCTAGATCTGTTGCGACGGCTGTTACCGTACCAGTAACACCCAAGTTCGATCCAATTGTGCCTACTACTGATACGGTATCACGGGAAGATTCAAGAGATCGAATATCAAACGATGATCCTGAGATTGGAACGGCAAGTCCACCCGACATACCCTGAACGGCAACATTATCTCTACCAGAATCTGTTCCAGTAAATCCTAGAGTTCCGCCTGCTAAACTACGAATATCGAGATCAGTTCCCTTAACGGTTACTGCATAACCACCAGAGATTCCCTGAATAGATCCAGTAATACCAACGGCAGAATAAACGGCTGGGTTTGCAGAAGAACCAATAGAACCAGTTCCACCTACGGTTCCAGTTACACCACCAGCAACGATTACCTTAAGGAATGATGCGGTGCTTCCGTAAATCTGTAAGGAGTTTCCAATGTCTAAAGTACCCTTGACTTTCAGTTCACCATTGTCTATAATAGATGCAGTTGATCCTCCTGAATAAGCGGAGAACAACTGAACAGGCATAGGATTGGTATTTGATACGCGAGTTGATGAGGTGTTGTCGCCAAAAACGGGTTTGATGATTTGAACGTGTGCGTCTGCGGTAGCACCAAATCCAAAGTCAGTAGCCATATTATATGTGGCTCCTGAAGGTCCGCTAGCGATGATGATATTATCGGGCATGATCTACTCCGTTTGATATTCTGATCTTTAATATATATAATAGTAACCAACACCCAAAAGGATTCGTAATGATTGAAGATATAAACTTCCCACATGAGATTGAAACTTATGTGAAGGAAAATGGTGGAACCTACGTTGAGGCTGTGTTGAGTATTTGCGAACAATACGATATTGATCCCGTTTTCGTTGCGAAGACTCTCACAAAGCCTATCATTGAGAAGTTAGAAATTGAAGGTAGAGATCTCAATATCCTACCTCAACTAACCTCAGCAAAACTCCCAATTTAGTTGACAAATGACTTTTGGGTGGTATAATAAATCTAACATTCGTGCAAGGTAGTTCCTTGCGTAACTCAGGCTAGGGTAGATCCCTAGAGAAAGGAAAAGCATATGGGCTTTTCAGACATGAAGAAGAGAAGCGGAGACGTATCTGCTCTCTCAGACAAGATGGAAAAGATGAACGACAAGAAGTCTTACAAGGATGACCGCTACTGGCGTCCCGAACTAGACAAGTCGAGCAACGGTTATGCCGTTATTCGATTCCTTCCCGCCCCTGGCGATGAAGAACTTCCATTCGCTCGACTTTACACTCACGGATTTCAGGGTAAGGGTGGATGGTTCATTGAGAACTGCCCCACCACTATCGGTGGCAAGTGTCCACTCTGTGAGGTGAACAACGATCTTTGGAATAGCGGTATGGAGTCCGACAAGGATATCGCACGACAGCGTAAGCGTCGTCTCTCCTACATCAGCAACATTCTTGTGGTGAGCGATCCCAGCAACCCACAGAATGAAGGTAAGGTCTTCCTCTACAAGTATGGTAAGAAGATCTTCGACAAGATTCAGGAGTCTATGAAGCCTGAGTTTGCTGATGAAACTCCAGTCGATCCCTTCGACTTCTGGAAGGGCGCCAACTTCAAACTCAAGGTTCGTAAGGTTGCTGGTTACATCAACTACGACAAGAGTGAGTTTGAATCACAGTCTGCTCTGTTTGATGGTGATGATACTCGTCTTGAGGATCTGTGGAAGTCTGAATATTCACTCAAGGATATTATTGCTCCCGATCAGTTCAAGTCTTACGAGGAACTGAAGGCGCGTCTCAACGACGTTCTCGGTAATGACATTCGTTCTACTCAGGATGATGCTGTTACTGAGACCGCAGAGACTAGTGAGCCTGAGGTCACTACTGCTCCCGCAGCCGCTCCCACTGCTGAGACTGAAGAGGACGCCTTGTCCTTCTTCAACAAACTCGCAGCAGATGATGAGTGAAAAACAGGAGAGGGATGATCAGGGGAGTGACTTCGGTCACTCCCCTTTTCTATTATGAGAATCTACGAGCAGAGAAGCCAGATCCACTATTAACCATCTGGGATGCTATGAAACTAGGCTCTTCTTGTGCTACCTTGATTGTAGTAAAGGTGTTGTTGGTGTTAACACTGGTGGTTGGTGCAACAACATTATT